ATATAAAAAATAAAATTAACCGTTTGCAGGGTATGTTGTACCAAATGCAGTTGGCTTTGTAGTTGTTCCTGCGAACAATTCTACACAAGCTGCAGGGTTTACAAAATCTGCTCCCATAGCTAGTCTTCCTAGGATGACATCGCCTTGATATACAACTGACACATCGCCAGATGTTACCTGTACCTGTGGCCCTATTGTTTCTACTACACCTGCAGCTTCTCTTTGGAAGATTAATCCACATGTGTTAGCGAAAGCAGTAGAAGCACCGTAGTTGTTACGAGTACCGTAGTTGTTACCTGTAACTGCTGTAGCTGTTTCAACTGATTCAGATACGAATGAACCTGTATTTCCAGGATCTATTGTATCAAGGTCAGTAGCAGCTGATGCACCAGAAGATGGAGCATACTTAGTACCATACTTAGAGAAGAATGGAACATTCATTGATTTGTAGATTTTTATACCTGCAATCTCAATTACACCATTTCCGCTTTGTAAAGATGTACCTTGTACGTCTCTGTTAATTAGTCCGTTGTTACTTGCACCTTGTATAAGAGCATAGTACTGACGTGGGTTTAGTACTGCGACTCTTCCATCATCAGATACACCCTTTTCGTCTAGTGCTGCTGCTGCATCATAAAATGCTGTTACAAGATGACCGTCATTAAGAGCATCATCAGCATTTGAACCAGCACCAACTTGAACTTGTGTACCACCTGGTTCTACGAAACCACTGAGTGATACTGGGCTAGCCTGTCTAGCACCTTTTGCTATAGCTCTGAAGATAAGTCTATCATACTTTTGAGCAAGAGCATATCCAATCTTCTTGGAAATTTCTCCTCTCATTTCATAGTGTGCTAGTGTCTCATCTAACTCATATACAAATGCAGAACTGATGAGTAAGTCATCAACTGTAATAGTTTTTTCTGCTATTGGAGGAGTTTTGTCAGAGTTTCCTAATATACTGTTGCCAGGAGTGTGGTATTCCGCACTTGTGCGTCCAGTATAGATGAACTGCAAACTCTTACCGTTGGTAAGTGTACGCTTCATAACAAGATCTCTAGCTATGGTCTCCCTTTGGAAGCCAGTAAACATCTCGCCCGAAAATAATTTAAGATACAAATCTCTATTATTTGTAGCGTTAGTCGCAGTATTTATCCTACCCAGAAAGGTTTGTGAGCTAGGATTATTTGTTGACTGTTGTGCCATTTATTTGTAGGGTATTAGTTATCGTCTCTAGATCTAGAATTGTTGGAATCTTAAATGTATCAGCTAAGACTCAAGCTGTTTGTAGGTCTATCCCTACCGTCATGACGGCAAAAGGTGTCTCCGTAGAGGCTTTTACCAATTAGAGGGGAGTCCGACTCTGAGGTGCTCCCCCCCGTTTCACTTACTTAACAAATTTTGTGTAAGTGATGCCACGATAAACGAAAGTTACTTTCATGGTAATCTCCATCTACCTAAGCCCCGTTCCATGCTTAGGTTTCATGCGTCCCGAAGGATGAACGGACGTGACTATTAGCCTAGTGCAGGAGCTGTAAGAGCTACAGAAGTAGATTCAGCAGACGCTAGGTCTAATGGGAAGTTGTGTGCATTTCTTTCATGCATTACTTCCATACCAAGGTTCTGTCTATTAACGACATCAGCCCATGTAGGTATAACTTTACCGTTAGTGTCAACTATTGACTGGTTAAAGTTAAAGCCGTTAAGATTGAAAGCCATTGTGCAGATCCCCATACTTGTGAGCCATATGCCAACCACGGGCCAAGCACCAAGAAAGAAATGTAAAGCACGAGAATTATTGAAAGAAGCATATTGAAAAATAAGTCTACCAAAGTAACCGTGTGCAGCTACGATGTTATAAGTCTCGTCTTCTTGACCAAACTTATAGCCGTAGTTCTGAGATACTTCTTCTGTTGTTTCCTTAAGGATTGAGGAAGTAACCAGACTTCCGTGCATAGCAGCGAAAAGAGCTCCACCGAATACCCCAGCAACACCGAGCATATGGAACGGGTGCATAAGGATATTGTGTTCTGCTTGGAATACAAACATGAAGTTAAAAGTACCAGAAATACCAAGAGGCATGCCATCACTGAAGCTCCCCTGTCCAAAAGGGTATACAAGGAATACTGCTAGTGCAGCTGATACTGGAGCTGAGTAAGCAACGCAGATCCAAGGTCTCATTCCTAGTCTATAACTAAGTTCCCATTGGCGTCCCATGTAAGATGCTGCACCGATAAGGAAGTGAAAGATGACAAGTTGGTATGGGCCACCGTTGTACAACCATTCATCCAAAGTTGCTGCTTCCCAGATTGGGTAGAAGTGGAGTCCGATTGCGTTTGATGACGGGACAACTGCCCCTGAGATGATGTTGTTTCCATAGAGAAGAGAGCCAGAAACTGGTTCACGTATCCCGTCTATGTCAACAGGAGGAGCAGCTATGAAGGCGATAATAAAACAAGTTGTAGCTGTAAGTAATGCGGGGATCATAAGCACACCGAACCAACCAACATAAATGCGGTTGTCTGTACTTGTTACCCACTCACATAACTCTTGCCACTTATTGGTTGTTTCTCTTTGTAATGAGATTGCAGCCATTTAATTAATGTGTATGTGTGAACATTCCTTCTCCACTTTAGAGAGAAAGAAATTTATAAGATTAAGTTGAGATTGTCTATCCAGACTCTCATCAGTTAAGACCCCGATCTTAGCAAGCTCGAAGTCAAAACACGACATCTTCCATCTCGTATGAGAGTCGTAGTATGGATTAAAAGATTCCTGGGATGATTTGTCCTGTGAATATGTAGGAGCCGATAGCAGCAACAAAGCCGAGCATGGCAAACCTACCATTAGTTTCTTCAGCATCGTGCCACTGGTTATGGTTGTTCATAGGTCTTGGGGGTGTTTCGTTTGGAAAAATGTTCTGTGGTGTCATGTTGTTTTGATGGTATATTATTCCAATGACGTATAACGCCAGAGCAAATAAATATGTTTGTTAGTAAAGTTAGATAGATATATAAATCTTTCAATTATCTTTTCTTAGCGGTCTTAGCAGACCTTTTAAAGTTTGCTTTGGTAGGAGCTCCTTTGCTCCCTACCTTTCTCATCTTCTCACCAGAGCCAGCTGCAATACGCTTTCTCTTGGCGTGTATGTTTGCGTATAGTCCACGTTTAGCCATTATGGTTGCTCATTTACACTGTTAACTTTTTTTATGTTTCTTTTAAAAACTTTGTCCGCATTTTTAGAAAACTTTTTAAGTTTATCTTGATCGTCATAATACGGTGTAGAAAATTTAGATTTACCTGCCATTATACTTTTTTAAGTCTAATTTTTCCAATTCTAGTTGCACCAAAATTAGGTAAAATTTTATTATTATCTTTATAATGTTTAACAGGGGTACTTGCCCCTTGTACATTAACTGAATTAGGTTTGTGCATTAGCATTTCCATTTGCGTAGTGCCAAAGCTTTACGGGTTGGCTTACCGTTGGGCTTTTTCATTGGCCCTTTGACTCCTTTCATGCGAGCACAGAAGGAGCGTTTACGAGCACCACCTTGGGGTTGTGGAGCTTTTAGATTTGAGCCAGTAGCTCTGTTGTATTTTTTTCTACCAGCTGCTGTCAGTCCACCTGAGCGAGACTTATGCTTACCCATTTTAAGACTGACACTTTTCTTTTTGACAGCCATTATTTTTTCTTATTACCTAAGATTTTTTTGCGTACTGCTGCTGGTAGTTTAGACATACCCTTGCTCATTTTCTTAGCAGGTCTGCCTTTCTTACTTCCGTAAGTTCCTTTTCCCATCGGCATTTTTTAGCTCCTATACTTTTAAATTTGATGCGGATAACTTTCTGATAACGTCATCTCTGAACGCTTCATCTTGTGTGTATTCTGGTTTGTTCATATCTCTCACAACCTCAGCCATACTTCTGTATGTTTCTGGGGCTGATTCTTTGCCTGTAACAAGGTTAGTGTCCCTGCCATTAGCATCTTCGTATTTTGACATAAGTGCGGTGATTGCAAATTTAACTGCAGATTTGTTGCCTGTTGCTAAAACATCATCATAATCTTTAGCCGCTTCTTCACCTAAATTATTACCAGCCCAATCCATTAAATTATTATAACCTTGCTCTCCTCCAGCTAAACCTTTAAGGTCTTGCACCTCTGCGTCACTTAAAATTGACGTAGTAGGATCTGGTTGAGTTCCTAAAGAACCTCGTACACCTGCTAAATAATTGTCAACTATGTCTTTGTTAAGTCCAGCTTTATTTAACTGTTCATACATGGCATCATCTAGAGTACCATTATTCTCTTCAAAGTGTTTACTCATAGCAAACGGGTCAATGTCGTTGGACTTAAATAAGTCTCCTA